TTGAAGTCAGGTGAAACTCCTGGTGGTCTCCAGATGTGGTTGACTGGTGTCGGATACTTCGGTTCTGGCGTTGGTGACCTTCGTCGTGGTGGCGCAATTAACATTCTTCAAGACTAATCAAACTTTAGGGGGAGGGAATATGCTCTCCCCCATATTCAGGGAATTATAATATGTCAGTACCATATCAAAGAATCTCAAATGCAACTGTAGTAGACATTGCCTTCTACGATCCCGCTGCGGAGCGTAGGGCTGCTGCACTTGATGTTGATTGGGAACCATATTTCAAAGTAGGAAGTCAGGAATGGCTTTACAAAATGGAGTTTGGTTGGTGGCAAAACTATTGCGATACGGTTATCGGTGCATATTATTATGACAATCTGCCTAATGGTCAGTTGATTTCAAGTTTCAATCCGAATCTTCTAATCAAGAATGACCAGACACTTATTCGTTTAGACTGCTTCGGCGCTATTCTCGTATTCTATGAATCATTAGTTACTGATGTTTCAAACATGAACGAGGTAGATTTGCAGAACTACAACTTTGCAAAAGAAAGAGCATATAACGAATGGATTAAGGCTGGAGAATTGAGTAATTGGTATGACTTGTTCCAAGACGCTCCCAATGGTCCAACGACTAAATTGGAAGAAAACTGGACAGCAGACCCTAATTACTTTAATGGTGATCGTAGGTACTTCTAATGGCAAGTACTAAGATTTCACCAGCCTTATTGCTAAACAGACCTCTAGTAAACGATACTGAGATTACTGCTGCATTAAGACTATTCATTCCTAAAGAATGGAATATTCCTATCTACGACGAATTCCCTAGTGATGAGTCAAAGGTAAGATACGGTCTTTATGTTAGCACGGTGAACACATCAAGTAGAAGTGTAAACCAACTCGGTGTACAGTTTTGTGGTGCATACTACAATGCTGTAGACAACTTTGAAGTTATCTATGTAAGTTTTCAAAAAGATCCATATGAAACAAGTGTAGTTGACATTGTTAACAATCTTGTTACTTCCAAGATTGATGGGGTGCAATTATTTGACGGTTACTTTAGCCGCACATATAATATGACTTCAGAATACGGACCAACAAGAGCAGAAGTCTATACCTGGCTATTTGATTTGACTAGACTAGAATTTAACACATAACGCCAATCACAAGGAGATATTAAAATGGCAAGAATTACCGTAAACACAACTGGAACTCAACCAACATTGATTCTCAGTACTACGATCAGTAATGTCACTGCAAACACCTTCACTGCAAATACTGCATTGAATGTTACTTGCTTGCAGGATGTAACTATCACAAACTCAACTGGTATCTTCAGTTGGACAGACTTCTGTTCAATTGATACCAACAAAGTTACCACTCCAGCAGACAACGAAATTACTACTAACATTGTAATTGATCCTGAGGGCTTCTTTGGTAACGCTAACGCAACACCAAACACTGCTGCAACATTCAGCGGCGTGAATGGTCTTTCTTTAAACAAGGTTCCTGTTTCATTCAAGATTATCATGAATGGTAACGCAGCAAGCAACGGTGCTTTCTATTATCAAGGCACTGGCTATGTTTCTTCGCTTGCACCTACTGTAAGCCCAGAAGCACCTGTTTGGGTGTCTCCGTTGACTATCGCAGTTGACGGTTCGTTCACTAGCGGAACAATCTAATTGATTTGGGGGAGGTAAAATCTCCCCCATTTCTAACAAATGAAAGAACAAATCATGAACGAAGATAATGTGTGGTTAAAGACCGACGAACAGAAATTGCGTAGTCTAATTGCAGATGAAGCAAAGATGATGCCGATGCTAGACAATATGCAGGCAACTATCAAACAATTAAAAGCAAAGCAAACATTCCGTCTTGCATTGCTTAATCAACTGTTAGAATCAAGCGATTCTGACTAAATATCAGTGAAAACAAATTAAGGAGAAAACAAATGAAACTTTCACAACTTAGCAAAGAACCTCAATTAATTGAAATCTCTATTGACGATGAAGAAGTCATCAAAGAGTACGAAGAAGCCCTAACATTCTATACTTGGGACCGTCAACCTATGGATGTGTTTACCAAATTAGCAAATCAGGGTGAAAATGCAGATGTTGCATCGTTACTTGATATTGTTAGAACTTTAGTTCTTGATGAAGATGGCAAAGAGATTCTAACTAATAACTCTACTTTACCTACTCCAATCTTGATGAAGGTAATTAATAAGGTTATTGCACAACTGGGAAAGTAACAGATGATGATATTCCCGTTGATTCGCCTAAGATGTTATCTATTATGCAAATTGACGGTCTTGGTAAACGATATGGCTTGTTACCGAGTGAAGTGTTAAGGCAAGCAGATACCTTTGATCTTTATGTCATTGATGCTGCGTTAACATATGAGAACTATCAGCATAAAAAAGCCATGAACAAAGGTCAAGTACCTGTAGAGGCTTACAGTAATGATCAATTGTTAGAAATGTTTAACAAAGGTAAAGAGAATGGCTAAAACTCGGATTAGAATAGTAAGAAATGATATGTCACCGAGTTTGAAGCGTATCAGTGATGCCCTTCAGAAATTACCTAAAGAAGCATATGACTTCTTTAAAGAAGAAACACCTATTAAAACAGGTAACGCTAAAAGACGCACTCGGTTGCAGGGTCAGGTAATTAAAGCAGATTATGATTATGCAACTGAGTTAGACGCAGGTAAAAGTCGTCAAGCACCTGAAGGTATGTCAAGACCAACAGAACAGTATATAACCAAACGCATTAATGAAATAATGCGTAAGAAATAAGGTATTAAAGTATGGCGAGTTTAACATATGCAGTTGATGTTCAGACTAGTGGAGCAGTAAGTTCCCTAGCGAGTTTACAAAAACAGATTACTGGTATTGGAACAGCGGCTGTTGCTGCTGGTGCCGTTGCGGCCGGTGCATTTGCACTTACAAGCATTGTTAACACAACTAGACAACTTGAAGAACTTCGCGGTGCATTTACTACTGTTACTGGAGATGCTGCAAGAAGCGCAGCAGAGTTTGACCGTGTTAGACAACTCTCTAATGCTTTGGGTACTGATACCCGAGCATTGGCTGAAGGTTATGTTAAACTCGCTAATGCTGGTATCAGCCCAACTAATGGTTTATTAACTTCATTTGTAGATGTGAGTAAAAACGCTACCGATCAATTCGGTGCATTAACTGCTATTGTTGACTTATTCAGTAGAACAACTGCTGGTGGCCTAAATCTAGAAGACCTAAATAGATTAGCAGATAGAGGTATTCCTGTATTTGCTATATTACAAGAACAATTAGGTAAGAGTAGATTAGAACTTACTAAATTAGGACAAAGTGCAGCGGGCGCAGAACAGATTCGTCAGGCATTGTTTAAAGGCTTTAATGAAAAGTTTGCTGGTACCAGCGTTAGAGAATTAAGTTCTATCAACAGCCAATTGATGGTCTTAAAGAATACAACTGACCAAATGAAAGAGAGTTTCGGTACAGGACTAACCCAGGCAATTGGTGCAGGTGTAGGTACTGTTGGCGAACTTAGTGGTAAAATGAATGACCTTGCTAAAGCAATGGGTGAAGCACTTGGCGGCGCACTAGTATTCGTAATCAATAACTTAAATATTCTTATTCCGCTCGTTAGTGGACTTGCTGCTGCATGGGCTGCGGTAAAGTTGTATGAATTAGCAAAGGGTGTTCTTGCAATGGCTTCAGCCTTCAGAGCATTAACTGTTGCAATGATTGCTAATCCAATTGGTCTTGTTGTTGCAGGTGTTGCTGCGTTAGTTGCAGGATTTGTTGTTCTCGTACAAAAAACCGGAAGTGTAAGTAATGCATTAAAGACATTAGGTAATGCTGGTATAGCAATTGTTAATACTTTAGTTAATGCTTGGTCATCATTTGGACAATTCATAGGTCATCTTATGGTTGGTGTCGGCAACGCTATTCTTGCTGGCTTGAATCCTTTCAGTAATAAATCTGCTATGGGCGAATTACAAGCAGGCTTTAAGAAAGGCATAGGTGCTGTTCAAAAGCAAATGTCATCTGGTGGACCAATCAAGTTCAAGTTTCAATTAGACCCAGTAAGCAAAGGAGCAGCAACACCTAAGATTGACACAACTGCTGGTGGTTATGTTCCTCCTGCTATGACAGGCGGCGGTGGCGGCAGTGAAGAAAGCAAAAAGACAGCAGAAAATGCTAAAAAAATTGCAGAGCAAATGCGTGAGCAGTCTGCGGCTGCTAAAGCAGTAACACAAGAACTTGTTGCACAAAATGTAGCCTCTAATGAAATGCGTGAACTTGAAATAAGTTTGATTGGGTTTGCAAGTGAATACGCTAACTTCACCAAAGCAAATGCTCAAGCAAGAAAACAAGCAGCAGAAGAAATCAGAGGTCTTGAAGCCAAGATTGTTGAAGAACAAGCAAAGGGCAAAGAAGCCAATGCTGGAGTAATTGAGGAACTTAAAAAACAAGTTGAAGAAAAGAACAAGCAACTTGGCGTGACTCTCCAGTTAAACACGGCTGAATCTCAAAGAACTTTAGAAATTGCTAAACAGAATAATCTATTAGAATATCAAAAAGAACAATTACAAGTCTTTAAAGATTTGGGTATAAATGAAATCAAAGATAGATTCAGATACATGGTTCTTATTGGCAAAATGAGCGAAGAAGAATATAATAATGTTCTTAGAGGCGTTGAATTAGGTGCTGCTCATGCTCAAGCAATGGAAGTTTTCGCTAAAAACTTAGCCGACGCTGAAAAGCGTAAGGATGCGGCTGGTATTGATCGTATTAAAGGTCAAATAGATCTTGAAAAGCAACGACATGACAGTGCAGTTAAGAATCTTGAAAGCGAAACTAGTTATCAACAAGCATTAAGAAATAGTAGCAAAGCAGGTATTCGCTCTGCCATTGAAAATGCCAAGAGAATTACCGAGCCATTCTATATGGCTGAAGCAGCCACAGCAAGTTTGTTTAGTAATATGAATAGCGCACTTGACAACTTCGTTGAAACAGGTAAGTTCAAGTTTGGTGACTTTGCTAAATCTATCATTGCAGACCTTGCCAAGATTGCATTAAAGGCTGCTGCAACTAAACTTATTACAAGCATCTTTGGTGCTGGAATCTTTGGTAAAGCAGCAGGTGGCCCTGTTATGGCGAACAAGCCATATGTCGTTGGTGAACAAGGTCCAGAACTATTCGTACCTAACAGTGCTGGTTCTATTATGACTAATGCATCAATGAACAAGAATGCAGGCGCTGGGTCAGGCATGGGTGCAACAGTCAACAATACATACATCACAAACAACATTAGCGCAATTGACAGTCGTTCAGTAGCACAGATGTTTGTTGAGAATCGCAAGTCTTTACTTGGAGCATCAATGATGGCTCGTAAAGAAATGCCATACGGAGGTTAATAGGAATATATGTCAGGATTACAAACAATAATTGACAGATGCAATGGATTGAATATTGACCGTCGTAAGATGGTTGGCATTCAGTACACTCGCAACGAGTCACCAAGAACAAGTCAAACTCCAACATTCAACCCTTGGCGTTTTGTGTTAGACATGCCTTCAAGTTTGCGTTATTATCAAGCAAGAG